CTCTCTGCGTGATGCAGGAGGTGTAAGCATGAACACAGCCTTGGGCATGAGTCGAGGTATCCATGCACGAGCCAGTCTGTAGCAGGTTTCTCCGGAACCACCACCTTGACCCATGTTAAACATGGTGCGTCGACCTTGATATGATGCGTTGACTGTGTGACACCATGTCTCCTCAAGATTCACACCAATGCCCAGGGTGTTGGAGCATCCCAAGAACATGTTGACGGAGTGTGCAGACAATTGATCTATGTTGTAGTCACAGCGGAATCCATGATCATTGAACTTGTATGTGATATATTTGCTGTAGGTTTCTGACTCTGGTCTGTCTGATGGATAGTGTGTGAGTGACTGTCCTGCCACATGTTGATGCATTGACTCAGCAAGGACATCTTGCCAATCGTCTGGCAAACGATCAGGTTTGGATGGTGACATGTAATCACTCATCGTCGTCTTGATTTACACTTGAGATGAGGTCCCGTAGGCCCTTGGAACTTACTTTAGCACTAACTTTTGCTCCAGAACCTGCGACCGGACCGCTGGTCGCTTCGCTCTTTTCTGTGGCACTTGGCGTTACCATGCTCTGTCTTTTCATATTACCGTATATAGTGGATCGTTGTTTTGAAAATGCTTGATATTCTTCATCTTCAGATAAATCAGTGATACGCAAACAATCAATGTCAAATTCTAAATCTACTTTCTGTCCAACACCTGATGATGATCTTGTTTTCATAAACTGTATCTGATATCTACCACGTTCACGCATAGCTCTTGATGTGAATATGCCAATCACGTTGTCAGATGTTTGTATCTTGCTCAACCCACCTGCAATGTGTGAATGATCAAATTCAATTTCTTCTACAGCATCTCTGTTCAACTGTGAAGCAGTGACCAACAACAATTCTAAATCAACTGCCAAGTTTCTCAGTTCTTCTGACACATACTTGTCTTTGACAAATAAATCTGATGGTGATACACGCTTGTTCATTGGCATCATTAGATCCAAATAATCAACCAGTATGGCATCACATTTACAATTATGTTTGAGTTCAAACTCTTTGATGTATGTTCTTATTGATAATGCAGTTGCACCTGATGGCAAGTATTTGATCACCAGTTTGCCAGATTCTTTTGACTTTGCTTTGACTTTGAGTTCTACATTGTCTATCTGTTTGAATATTTCTCTTGCTGGTGTTTGTGCAACCATTGAATCAATACGCATGGCACACAATGCCTCACTCAACTCTAAACTGATGTATACCACATTCAATCCTTGTTCAACCCAGTTTACTGCCATGTTCTGCAAGAACAAACTCTTGCCTGCACCAGATCCACCTGCAAACAAATTCAGTTCACCTCTGTTGAAGCCACCAAACAGTTTTTTGTCTAGTCCTGCCCAACCAGTTGATACTGTGCCGTTGTTGTCTTTGAGTGCTGTGAGTCTGCCTTTGGGATCTTCAAAGTAATCTGTGCCTAAGTCTTTGGTCAGTCCAACCTGCACAGCTTCTTTGATTTTGTTTTCAACAGCACCATACTCGCCTTTCTCCAACATGTCTGCTGAAGTTAGTATGGCTTGTTCTAGTGCTTTGTGTCTACAAAAGTTTTCAAACTCATCCAAGAACCAATTGTAGTGTGCTGGATCAATGTCTTCTGCTGATTTTAGTTCTATACCAGTCTTGGCTTTGACCATATCTAGTTCTGGCAACTGTTTGTATTCATCGGAATACTGTTTTACAAATTGTGCCACTGGTTGTAAATCTCTGTTAAAATATTTTGGTTCAAATATGTTTTGTATTCTTGCGTATGACTCTGCGTCATTCAACATCATTTCAATGAACAATGTTTGTATGTCTTTGTTATAATCTATCTGTTGAGCCATGTACTTGTTTATCCCTTTTTGATAATTTTGGTTTTTTGATTGGCCACTTCACGCCAATCCTTGCATCATCCCATGCTATGGTGCCTTGTTGTTGAGCATCAGGATACTTGCCTTTGTATCCCCACTTGTAGTGATAGATACCACCTTTGCTTGTCACTAACCATGCATTGGCTACCATTGGTGGCATCAATACTTGTTTGTTGATGTTGCCATTCAACTGCCAGCTTTGCCATTTCATATATGTTGGTGATTTCTTTCTTAGATCTACACACACTTGAAATATTTTTCCTTGCACACAACTAACTATCTTCCATGCTTTGGTGTCATAGTGTATGCCTCGTAGCACATTTTGTTTTGACGCAGTGAACTTGTCATGATTAAATTCTACTGGCACAATCTTTTTGAAATTGGATCTAAGATAAGAAGTCCATATGGTTCCTCTTGAATCAGTAAATCTATCATCTTCAATTGTGTAGACTCCTGAGATTATCTTTGATTGTGTTATTTGTACCACTGCTTTGCCTTTAATTCTATTTTGAGTTTGGTGTCTTGTATTGTAGCAAGAATACTTTTGAAAGTCAATAGTTTACCATATTTGGTCACAGCTTCGCCTACATCAGTCACATCATTGCCCCATTGGGGAAATGCCACAGACCAACCATAGTCCACTGCTTTGGCAATCATTTTGCGTCCTGCATCATCACGATCTGGTACTACAATTACTTTGCGTTGTAGGTTGTTGATCATTTCTGCTTGTCTTTGGTTTGGTTCTGAACCCAACACAGCCACACCATCCAGTGCTATGGCATCCATTGGACCTTCACATACCAATACAAATTGTCTGTTGTAATTTTGTACATCACAGTTGAACACATACCCAGGTGGTACGTCTGTGAAGTATTTGGCTATCTTGTAATTCTTTTCACCCAACCATCTGCCGGAGTATCCAATAATCTTGTGCTTGTGATAAAATGGTATCAACAGTCGTTGGTCCATTTGGTTGTCTTTGTTGGTGCTGTAATAAAATGGATAGTCTTCAAGTGACAATGCTCTGGCGTTGATGTGTTCAATAGCATTGACTAACCCATACACCAACCCACGTGATTCTAAATCATTTTCGTTTACCCAATGCATGATTGGTTTAGAACCTTTGGGCAAAGGTTTTTCTGTAAAGTGTATGGGTTTGTATTCACGTTTGTATTCAACAGTTTCATCCATGTGTCGCAATGCTTCTAATCCCATCTTGCGTATTTCTTCAACTGTGAATCCCATGTAGCCTAAAAACTTTTTCATTTTGAAGTTGATATTTCTACCTGGTGTGTAGTTGGCTTTGAAGCCACAGTTGAAACAATGAAACTGTATGCCACCATCCGGCGGTATTCTTACACCACCTCTGCCTCTAGTATCTGCTGACTCACCAAAGTGATGACAACAAGGTGCATTGAATGATGTCCAACCACTAGGTGTGGTTTTGCGTTTGGTCGGCAAACGACTCACAAATGTCTGTTGAATCTGATTGATCATTACGTTTATTATACTATACGATCAATATTTGTCAAACTTACTCGTTGGTTTTACCACCAGTCAACACTTTCAATCTACCAAGACCGTTGGTCCTAGGTGACAGAGGCCTAGTGTAGTAATCTTTATGATATGTGGTAATTTCTAATTTTGGTTTTGGATTGTATCGGACCTTGTTATTTCCTTTATTGATCCAACGTACGAATGCGTCAAGTTTTTTTCTCATAGCCTGTTCTCCCTTTGCTTTTACTTTTTAACTTTTTGCCTATCTAATCTTTTGGATTAGCAACTGTATTTATCAATAATTAATGCTATGCGTAAAAATTTATATGATAGTGACAAATTGATCATTATCATGTACGAAGAAATCAACAAGTATCAAGCCTTGTTTGTTGGCAAAGCTATGTCATTCTCAAATGATGTTTGTGTGCCTGTGCCTCGTTATCAACATTGGCATTTGTTTGAACATGGTGGCATGCCTGCAATGTGGAACAATTGGTTTTTAGTTAATCAACAATCATCAATGATTTGGTTGGATTGGGGTTGGGAACAAAGATATGACTTTGCACAAAAGCAAGGATTTATGAACACCTATAGAACTCCAGAGGTTGATATATTTTTAGAATCAGGCAAACATGGTGTGATGTCTGTGTTGGTAGAAAAACTTGACAATGCATCAGTGACTGAAATGGCGTTGATATTTCCAAGAGCAAAAATAGTTATGATTACACAAAATCAAAAAATCAAAACACCATGGTCGCTTTCGCAACCAATACAAGTTTCGCCTAAAGAAATTTCTCCACGCGATAATACTTGGGTGCATGGCATGGACATGTGGATCAGCAACAGGCAACGAGCAATAAAAAATGTTTGCAGTTCTATTGGCATCAAACCAATACAATCAGAAGTTCAAGCATTTCTTAATCGTGCAGGTGAACATTTGCCAGGATACAAGTCAAGTGGTCATTGGGGTAGATTGCATACAATGAGATTCAGTGTTGAACCTCGCACAGGTCCAGCTATGTTAAGATTAAAATTTAACGATATTGTTGTGAGTCAAATGAAAATAAATCAACAAGAAGATTATTATTTTGAATATGTAGAATCAAGTCCTATGAGTGTAATCAAACTTGAACAATACAATATGAGCCACTCAGACAAGTTTAATATAGTTGACATACACAGTTTTAAACTTAATGACCAAGAAGTTTCCAAACAAGGTCTTTTTCATCCTTGTCCTCAACCACAAGTGTCAGGCAAGTATACGCCAAAAGACATACGCAGAGCTCAACAACGTTTGGGCACAATATCATATGATGGATGGTGGCAGATTACTACTGACGGAATAAATTTATTATGATCTGTAAAGTATTTTGTTCACACCCTGCAACAACAATTTAAACTTATCACTTGAATTTTGTGTGTTCTCAATTTTTAGAGTGCCATCACTTTGTTTTGATGCAAGGTACTTTTGCGGTATGCCATTGGTTGTTGAATTGAATGCGTTGAGAAAATGATTGAAGTCTTCTGTGGTTGATCCATCACCTGTAAGTGTGACTGTTTTTGATTGTTCGATACCATCGTCGTCTGTGTACACAAACACAAATCCTTCTCCACCTGTGAACGGTTGGCCACTGCTTACATCTAAATTGCCTGAAGCTGAACCTGTTTGTTCGCCTATTTGAAATCCTGCATCTGCTAAAGGTCCTAAACCTAAAGCTCTACTACCTGCTGATGCTCCAGTGTACAAAACATCAAATGCAATCTGTGAATACACACCTTTGAATGTGTATATTGGTTGTGACGTTTCGGAAGTAAAAGTAAGTGCTTCATCTGATTCACCGTCTGGTGTGATTGAACACCAATCTTCTGCGTTGCCAGTTGCATAACTGTCAGTGCTGTCTAGTGTGCCTTTGATTACAATTGTTCCAGAAAAATTGTCTAGATAAAATTGAACTGTGTGTACTGCTTGGTTTGAATTTCTTTCTGGGTTAGCTGTGACACCAGATGTCTTTAGATGAGCACCATCTGTAGTAAACGAACTGATCTTAGTCGATTCAACAAAGTCTGGATACACCCCACTCAACACTTCTGCTGTACCTGACGCATCATAGTCAGTACCTGCATACACAACTTTTGTGATACCTTCACCATCATCAGTGACTTGCAATGAATAATTGTAGAAATGACTGGTCAAATCTCTTGTTTGTGATTCAGTGAGACTTAGTTTAGCAATACCCTTTTGTGCATCTACTACGGTTAAATCCTGTGATACTTTAGTTGTTCTGTTGGCTTTGTCTAACAGGTTAAATTTTATTGTATGTTGGCCTATGTTTACCTTTTTGTTGTCGTGATTATAAAACTGGAATTGCACTTCGTTTGGCATTCCTTTGTAGAATTTTAACATACGTTCATACATTTTGTCCTGTCTCCTGTACTCGTTGCCTATACCGGAATCAAAATATATCGGTATCGTATTTTCGTATAAGTACGCAAGTTGCTTCGGCATAACATTTACACTATTTATATGAACGAATTGTTTGAAGATATTCGCAAAAACTTCCCTTTTATGGCCCTAGTTCAGGTGGGATCATTTGAATATGTAGGCATAGTGCAGAATCAAAACCCACAAGTCACATCATTATACGATTACAGCAAGTTAAAAACAGAACAAGAAAAGAAGCTGTTCTTAGAAGCAGGCGAAACATGGTGGAATGAGTCTAACAGATTGATTCCTATCAGCATTTTTTTACATGAAGAAATGCAACAGTTCAAACATGCTTTGGTCACTCACAACACCAAAGAAGTCAAAATAGTCAGCGGTCACGTAGTTAATTTAGGCAATATGAGAACTCGCAGAGTGAAACGTAGAACTTTAACTTTGGTCCGCAAAGTCAAGTAAATTCATCTGCACCACAATCACATAAGCATATCCAATTGCATGAGCTTTCTTAAAGAAGTATCCTTCTTTGGGTTTGACCCAAACGTCTTGCATGATAGTTGCCCAATCTGAATCTGCCAGATGTCTTTTGCCTGGACGTATGATTGCCAATACTGCGGCCAATTGATCAATGGATTGTGGCTGTAATTTTTTCAATAGGCTAATATGATCACTGATGTGAAACAACGTTTTGATTTTGTCTGCATCTTGTAAAATAGTCCAATCTGGTTCTTTGTACATCAGTTCAACTAAATGTGCTTCGTCACGCACGCCTTTGTAAGCCGACACATTCAAAAAGTCAATTTTGAAATATCCTAGTTTATCTGCAACTTCATAATCAAGTGTTGCTAATCCTGTGACTGGATCCATAGGTATGTCTTGTGCATAGATGCCTGTGTTGTGTTTGGTTAGTTTTTTATCTTTGTACATAGATGCTGGCACATGTTTAATTTTTGCCAGTGCTACATCTCTGTCAAGTAAGTCTATATCAATATCAGGCATTGGTTATTGTCTCCATGGTCCACCAATTTTATCTTCTAATTCTTTTCTAATCTTGTCTATGTAAGCTCGTCTTTTTTTTTGAAGTTCTTTTTGTTGTTCATGATAATCTTTTTTTTGATTCTTAGGATGATAAGGATCTTTTGGATACACAGTTCTAATACCTTTGGGGCCTGGTTCTTGATCACCTTTCTGTCTTGGAATAAAATGAACATGTGGCCAAAATATAGATTGTCCTGCATCTTCGCCAATGTTGATGCCAATGTTGAATCCAGTGCAGTTGCCTTTGGCAATTTCATTTTTGCCATGTTCATATGCTTCTGACATTGCTAGTCCTACATAACGTGGTGTATCTTTTTTTGGTATAAACAACATGTGTCCTTTGACTGCTGGATACTTGTCATAGTAAACTGCAAGGTCATCATTTTCACGGACTATTGTGCTTTTGCCTTCTTTGACCCATGCCGCAGTTTCATACGAATCTGGTTTGTCTACGCTTTCGTTTGGTACCCATTCCCATTGTTTTGTCATCTGCCCATCCCTGCTGAATGTGTTGTGTGTCCTTCAGCACCTGCCATCAAAGACGGTGCATCTTCAAATCTTTCTTCGCACATTTGTTTCATTAGTGTAGCACCTTTTTTACAATCCGCCAACCATGCATCATGATTACCACTGTATGGATAGTTTTTGGTAAAGTATTTAAAACAACGAAAATCTATTTTCATTTCAGCACAGGTTTTTGCTACTGCATATGCTGTAGAGTCCATGCCATCTATAGGACTGTGCATACCAATTTGTGATGACATGGTATCACTAGTACCAAGTCGCATGCCTTGTTCGTGTCCAATCACAGCTGGTATATTATCTTCAGGAGTCACATAATTTTCTGGGCCAATTGCCATGTCATGCTGTATGAACTGTGTGCATTCATGTAGCCCCTGTGTGTCTCCTGTGGCAAGTGCAGTTCCATACAAACAAAGATAACCAGGCAGTTTTCCCTGCACCATTGTAAATCCTTGCACAGCCAACAAAGCAACTCTTGTTGCATTTATTTTGCCTGGGCCACAATGCTTGAACCAATTCATACCTATAGTTTCATCTTTGTATGTTGCCAACCACACACCGCTTTTCACTAGAGGTTTTGTGTATTGCTTATTAGGATTTATTTTTATTTCTTCTGTTTCTTTCATTGTAACCATCCTCCTATAGCATAACGTGACTGTTGCAACATTGGTGATACTTGTGTGACATAGTGTCTGTTAAGATTATTTTCTATGTCAAACATAATTAGCGATCCATGTTCTGGATTGTAGCATTTGATGCCATCATCTAAAACAAAGTTCAACGTACCTCCCCAGTCTGGACGCCAATTGCGGTTGAAATAGTATATAAATGCTATTTTACGATTCTGTACATCATCTGAATGCAAATTTAAAAAACATCCATTTGCATATTTTGTGATGTTAAGTTTCTTAGATTCAGTGACTTTTTTATTAAAAATTTGATTTGATGTGTCTATGAATTGTTGTGATTGTATGTGTTTGCACAATGCTTTGGTATGGGTAGGCAATGTGTCAATGTTATCGTGTACAGTTAGTTTCATAAAATGATATGCAAATTTTCCATTCACGTGATCTTTGACACATTTTAAATAAAGGTTTTGATCTTTGTGTGCTAGGTCAAAAAATTTATCACTGTGATAATATGAATACAAATAATTTATGCTCCCAAGTTCTTCAAGAATTGCATCAGCGTTGTCTACGGCATTGTGTTCAAAGTGTATCATTCTATGCCTGCCGATCTCAAAACTTCTTTGGCAAAGTCAACATCTGTTGGTTTTGCTTTGAATTGTTTCTTCCACCATTGTGGATCAATCACAGTTGCTACCAATTGAATTTGTTCGTCGTTCATATCACTCAAAAGTTTTTGTCCACTTTCACAATTAAATATTGCCCATGGAGATATCTTGCCTTGATTGATCATTTCAACTGCTCTGTTGATGTTCACATAATAAAAAAAGTGTTGCCACTCTGATGATTCTCGTTGTGCCCATTCTTGCATTGATTTGATTGTGCGTTCAAGTGCAGGCTCAACTGGCTCTGTGAGTAATTTACTTTTCAAATACAAATCATATGTGGCTTCTTTGGCCCATTCGTCGATGCCAACATTTTGTGTGATTAACCAATCGATGAATGTGTCTGCTTCAACAATAGTTCTTGAAATCACATATCTGCCAAACTTGCAAAATGCAATGTAGTATGGCGAACGAGCAAAGTGGTCATATGTTTTGTCTTTGACTGCACCTTGTGCCAATTGAAAAAATCTATTGTATGCTAGAAATCCAACCTGCACACCTTTCTCATCTCGTTGCATGTGACGTCTTTTTTGTTCACATACATGTACCATGAGTGTGCGTTCACGTGTGAACTCTTTGCCACAATGTTCGCACTCATACATGTTATTTGAGTTTAATTTGCTTGTCGTCGTTGCCGAAGTCACGTGCTAGTTCCTTTAATTCTTTTTTGTCGTTGATCTCTGCTAACACATCTATATCGTTGGATTTCATGTTCTCGTATAACTGCGTTAACAGTTTTTGTTTGTCGCTGTTGCCAGTTTTCTTTTTTGATCCAAGCCATGGATGAAACTGTGCCTGTTCAACACCACACATGGCAGTTAGTATCCATGCAAGTTTCTTGTATTTGGATATGGTCCACAGGTGTTTGTTCACACATTCATTGATCATTTCAACATAGTGTTCCTGCATCCATTGTTCACCTTTGACTGATGCCATGTACTTCATCATCATGAATGGTGAATATAATTTTTGATCTTCTTCTGACATTGAGTCATAGAAGTTTTTGTCACGCAAGTCTGCGGCTCTTAGAGTTTTTTTAAGATCTAAAAATTTACCTGCCAAATCTTTTTACCTTTGTTTTGCCTGGTTCACGTTGATGGTACTCATCTGCTGTCAATCCTTGTCTTAGTTTTTCAATCTTACCACCCTTCTTCAAAAACTTTTTTACTGCTTTGTCTATCATTTCCTTGTCTTTTTCTTTTGAATATGTTTCGTCGTTTTGTGCCATTACCATATCTTTCCGTAGTTTATAACTTCACATTGTTTAGATATTTCCTTGATGAAATATACACAAGGTGGAGCTTCTGTGTTTGTTAAAGGAGTGCATAAAAGTTGTCCAGGTTTGGTCTTTGGAAAGTACCATTTAACTTCTGAGTACACATTAATGATATCAATCTTTGGCCATTCTGCAGAATAACTGCTCAACGGATTAAATTGAAAACATTTGAAATCTCTTGAATTGAGACTTGTGATTGGTAGTATTTCTACATCACCTGCTTCGTCATCACCTACTGCTACAGACCAATCTAATGGCATGTGTATTTTGTGTGTGCCAATTTGCAGTACTGCCGTTGGTGCTGAGAATGATTCTAAGAATACCAAAGGTACAAAATAGAAGTCTGGGTTTTCTGTGTCGCTGTTATCAAACACAGAAAATCTCATGTCATCATCTATTTCATCTTGTAAACTGTTGATTGCAATACCTTGATTTTCTACTGTTAATATTTGCATGTGTCCTTTCTATTTGACATAATCTACAATTAATACACCTAATGCAATTGCATTCATTAGTGTGAACCAACTGGTCAAAAATATTATTACTCCTGCCCTACGAATCCAACTGCTGATCATACCAGAGATAGAACCTGCCAAATACAATGGTACAAATATCCAAGTTGCTGGATCAAGTATTGTAAATGTAATTACCGCACTTGCTGTGATTAATGCTATGGTCTCAAACATCTCACAATAAAAAGCAAATGGTGATAGTCTGTATGATTCTTTGAGAAAGTTAGTTAATGTTTTCATATCAGTTTTCTTTCTTTGTTACAGTATAAGGGTAGTTGGCTTCTTTGTAAAACTTTTTTCTGGCAGTAAGATGTCTTTTTGCAAACTTGGCAGTGGATGTGATGTCCCATATCTGCACATGGTCTTTGTCTTGTGCTTTGCGAATACCTCTACCAATGGATTGTATCACTCTAACAAATGACTTGCCTGGTTCGATTAACACTAGATTGAATATCCTAGGAATGTTTATGCCCACTGCCGCCACACCATATGTAGCAATTATTATCTTGTTCGATGCAGTTTTAATTTCATCATATTCATCTTTTCTATCTTGCACTTTGGTCTTGCCACTTACGAACACAGAATCTGTGATCAGTTCTTGCAATAGTTCACCTGACTTCACAAGGTTCACCAGCACCAGTGTGTTGCCTGACTGTGCAATGTCTCGTATTTCATTTGCCACAAATCCCATTCTTGTCTTGGTTGTGGTCAAATACTTTTGTTCTTCTTGATATGTTTTGTATGCCACAAAGTCTTCTGTTTGAATTATGTTTACATGACAGTTGGCCAGTATACCTTTGTCTTGTAGTTCACTGGCACTGATTCTGTGTGCCACTTGACCTATGCTCACCATCAATGCTTTTTGATTGTATTCTTCTTTGGGCACAGTACCAGTCAGTCCCCAACGTATGGTGCAGTGAGCAAATGGTCCACTCAACAGTTGCTTCAACACGTCTGCTTTGGCCATGTGTACTTCATCTACCATAACACATGCCACTGACTCTGCAAACTCTGCCATGGTTGTTGTGGCCACACCATCTTTGGATGCCTTCATCAAATTGTTCAATGATTGCCATGTGCAAATGGTGTGTGTTCTGTTCAACTGTTTTCTATCACCATAGTACACGCCAACATCTGCACCTATGTTTTTGTAGTCTTCTTCTGTTTGTGTCACCAAAGATTTGTTTGGCACAATCACAACTGTGCGTCCATATGGTTCACACAACTTAGAAAGAGTTGCTGTGATGATTGTTTTGCCTGCACCTGTGGCAATTTCTTGTATGCTTTGTGGTGCATGTAAAAATTTATTGATGACTTCTACTTGGTAATCTCTCAACACAATTGGTTGTCCTTGTGCAGGATGTCCTTGTGGCCATGTTTGATCTGCCAAATAGTTTTGATCTATCTCATTAAATTGTAAATTAAGCGTGGGTCGTTCGTCTGTGAGATTGATGTCATAACCTTCTGATTCAATGATTGGCAATATTTCATCCAACATGTTGACATAAGTTTGTCCACCCATTGAAAAATAACTCACACAACCATCCCAACGACCCAGTCTTACCGCAGGCATAAACCTTGCACCTGGTATTTCGTATTTGAATTTGTTTACAAGTTTTCTTCTAGTGGTAAGTTCAAGGCGATTGATTTTGACATTTACTTCATCTTTGATAATCACATCACACGACGCCATGCCCTAATTATAGCACCTGATGTAAAAAATGTCTAATGGATTGTTTTGATTTGATTGGCAATTGTTTGAACGTTGGTTAGAAGTCCATCGTCCACTTGTTGTGCAACCTCAACCAGTAAGTCTGCAACAGCGTCGTCACCTAGATCTTGTTGGTATGTGATCATTGCACATTTAAGAAGTGTACCAGCGATAGCCATTCTGTCCAGTGCATTAACTTCTTTGGCTATTAATGGTTCTATAGCGTCTAATAAGTTTTCTTCTAGCTCTGCTAATTTTTTGTCTTCCCAACTCATATCGATGTTTGTTTCTTTAATCATTTTTAATATCTTCTTCTTGTTGAACTTCATCTTCTACAGCCTCCGGTTTTGGCATTGGCATACCTGAATTATCAAACCATCTTTTGTCTTTAGTGACATAAAGTGTTTGCATAAAAGTGGTGCCATCCAATCTTTTTTGCCTACGTTGCTTAGTACTTATTCCGTCTGTGTACTGGGTGCCATCTGCTTGTATCAACCTAACACCTTGATATGTACCGTAGATTCTGTCAATAAATTTACCACCCACAAAATTGCTGTGTGGTTTTTGATCAAACTTCACACCAACGAAAACTGCCTGATCTGATTTGCCAGAGTTTTCTGGTGTCTTTATTATTTTCTTACGTCTTTTTGCCATATAAAAATGGGCGACCAAAGCCGCCCAAAGGAAGTATTATGAAAAAATTATGCCGCTTTGTCGTCTTCAATTACCGTCACAATCGCTTGTCCTTCTGGTAATTCTAACGCTTTTAAGGCATCGCCACTGACCTTAGCATTTACCTTAGTTGGCACACCTGTCCAACGGCTAATATAACCATCAGATAGGATTTTAAATGACCCAGCAAGTTTGGTATTACCTTCTGCGTCAAACTTGTGTACTACACCAGTGATAGAACCATCTACTCTTGCTCTACCAGTGATTGCTTTGTATTTTCCAGATGGTCCGTTAAAGATCATCTTTTCTCCGCTATTCTCTAATGAATAGTCTTCCATTGCTTTTAATACTGCTGTTGCTTCTTTTGAACCGTACATATAAATCCCCTTTTTGTTGTTGTTCATGTTAATATAATAACATAAGTCCTGGTATTGTCAACCAGTCTAGCTAAGTTGTTGAAAAATAAGGATTTTTTATTCTGAGTCTGATTTCATCTCTTTTTGGATCCATGGTAAAAGCCACGGATTATCCACATAAACTTGACACATACCATTAGTGATTACATTGACTAGAGTCTCTTCTCTTACGTCAGCATCACCGTCTAGTTTCATACCATATTGGTAAATTATGCCATGCATGACTTCATGCAGTAGAGTATTAACTAATTGCAATCCAGTTTGGTTGCCATCTATACCAATCACCTGCTCACGTTGAAAAAATTCTCCATATGCTTCATTTGAACTGGCTGTGAGTTTATCCCATATTTGGAGTTTGTATTTGGTATAGCCAATTTTAATGTGTTTAGCTGGTAATTTCATTTTCAAATTCTCCATATGTTATGTGTTTCAGATTTGCAATATTTTTATATTCATCTATTATTTTACTACCTACTCGATAGAATTGTATACCATTATAATGGTTAAAAAGTTTTACCATTTGATTTGTCCAAAGTCCGTATTCATATATTTCATGCTCTTTACCATATGCGTTGGTGTCAACGTATATATTATTCACTTTTTTTGGGTCAATATTATATGAATCAAAACCAAGCAAGTATATTTTTTTGTGACCATCAAATCCTGCAATGTGTGTTGCTGTGGCTCCACAATTCATTACTGGATTGGCTGGCACTAATACAAAATGTTCGCTGTACCTTTGAATATTAATTTTATTAGAATAACATGGTTTGTTTTGAGTATCTACTTCTTTAGCTATTTCTTCTGAAATAATTCTATCTAATGACACAATGTAGTCTGGGTCAAAGTCTCTATATACAGCATTACAACCATAGGTTGTGCCTTTGTTTCGCAATCTCTCTAAGTCAAACTGCTCACGAGTTTTTCCATTACCAATTATGAATGCAGGTTTGTTTTGTGTGTTATGCCATACACGTCTAGGAACATATTCTTTGTCATAATATTTTTGTCCACCTTTTATGGTAATGTTTACAATTATTTCTTCACCTTCAAATTCTTTTTGTGTTGCAGTTGTAGGATCACCGTATGTTTTAAGCATCACCTTCTCCTGGTTCTTGGTCAAACAGTTCTTTTTTGTTGCCTTCATAACCTTTCAATTTGTCAAATTTTTCGTGCTCAGGTAATGGGTCTTTGCGTTGTGTAATCACAGGCCATTTGTATGAGTAGGTTGCGTTAAGTTCTGCCCAGTAATCATAATCTTCTCCACCATCTGCATCTGACACAATGGCTTCTTGTGGACACTCAGGTTCACATACACCACAGTCAATACACTCGTCTGGATTAATGACCAACATGTTTTTGCCTTCGTAAAAGCAGTCAACTGGGCAAACCTCAACACAGTC